GCTTGCCGGCAACAACGCCGGTATATGCATAGCCAATCTCGGAATAGCCGGCGAGGACCGCCTCATAGTTGGGGATGTTGTCCAGGTAGCTCTGCTCAAACCTGGCGAGCTGCATCATCTTGAGATGTATCGGCGAGAACGGCACCAGGAAGCGATCACCCGCCAGGCGGAACTCTTTGTTGAGGGCGGGGATGTCATCGATCAGTCCCATAGATTGAAATCCATCTTGGCAACCGATTGTCCTGCACCGCCGCCTGGTCGCTTGGTCATGTGACGGTGCTCACCGCCGCCGAGCACCAGGTAACCGTAGGCATCGCCAACGTGAGAGTGTTCGTTTTTATTCGGGACATCTCGAAACCGCTCCTGGCCGGCGCCGATCGCAACCCTCGAGAAGTGGTAGCCGCCGGCAAGGCTCTTCCGCGTCCTCGTGCAACGCTTGTCCACCAGGAGCCCCGGCTTCTTATCGATAAAGCGGATCATCGGCGCTGCCATGGCCTCGCGCCTGGTCTTCCAATCATTGGTATGCGTTGGCCTGGCAAGCATGCCGATCGATCTCAGGTGATCAAACGCCGTCACCTCGTAGATCTGATCGCGCTGCATGCCGGCAGGATCTCCCCAGATCATCACGTTGGCTTTGGGAAAGACGCTTTCTAGCTCGGCCTTGAGCTGATTGCCGAAACGCTCGAGGCCCATGTCAAACGTCACCAGCTCATGGATAATGCGCCACTGGCCTGATCGACCGCGCTGCCCAAAGACCGCCGCCGGCGTCAGGCCGAAATCGAGACCGATCTGCAAGGGCAGCGCCGGATCATAGACCAGGCCATCGATCGACATCATGTCGTCATCATACTCCGGCGTGATGGGCCGGCCTTCCTGGACGTAGGTAAACTCGCCCTTGGCGTAGCAGCGGATCCAGTCAAGCCTCTTGCCGCCAACGAGCTGCTCGTAATATCCCTCGGGCAGGTTGTTGAGGTTCTCGCATCCAGGGTTTGTCATCCACCATTTTCCGGCTGATCGAACGAACCCGTTGAACTCAGGATTATCCGGCAGATCCTTCTCCTCGACCTCGAGGACGCCTGGCGGTTGCCGGTGAAATTTCCATGCAAACTTGCCGCCGGGGCTCTCTCCGCCCTCGGCGAGCCTCCACCACCAATGGTCATCATCCATCGGATTGGTGTCCATCCAAATGCCGCGCCAGGTCGGCCCGCCGTCGCTCTGCACTGGGTAGCGGCCCACGCGGTGCGTCAGGCCATCCACGATCGCCTTGGGCAGCTCGCGGGCCTCATTGATCCACGCGCCGGTCAGCTCGAGGCTCAAGAGCTTGCGAACATCTTTTGGCTGATCGAGGGCCAGGAAGATCACCTCGCAATCGATGCCGTGGGCGTCACCCCTTGCCGGCAGCTTGATATGGTGCGTGATCGGAGGCGACCAGTACATCCGGCCCCAGACATTCTCGGGGAACAGCTCGGCCCAGGTCTTGAGGGTGGTGGTCCGCAGCATCGGGTAGCTGTTCCTGACCACCACGAACCTGGTGTAGCGGATCCCGTCGCGAGGGCTCGGCGCCTGTTTGACAGCTCGCAGCATGATCTCCGAGGCGCATGCGTAGCTCTTCCCGCTGCCCACCGGCCCCATGAGGCCGCGAACAAAATCATTCCCCAGCAGAAATTCCCAGACCGTGCGCGCCTGGCTGAAGTCGAGATCTAGCGACGAAAGGGCGTCATCATTCCTTGTCGGCTGTTTCGCCATGGTGCATCCTTTTGGAGACCCACTCCGCATGCCGCTCGCGGTTCCTCTGCGGCTCGGCAGCGGCTCGAGCCAGCCAGACATCATCGACAACGCTGGCAGCTTTCAAAAAGTCAGCAAGGCTCTTGGCGCCCTTCGCCGGCATGGGCATCGGCCCTGTAAATAATCCAAACATCATTTATCTCCTGCCGTTATTTCCTCATACTCGGTTTCGATTACATCCGGCCCGACCATCTTGATGCCGACAACGCTGGGCGCATCGGGATCCTTCGCGCTTTCGTCCATCAAGCCACAGGCCTTGGCGAGCACCTGAAGGATCCTCACCTTATCGTGCAGCTCGATCTCCAAGGTCTCAGTCCGACCGCCCTCCTTGTCGTACTTCACCGTCGATTTGACCTTCTTGATGGCCCTCGTTGCGGTCTCGCTGATCTGATCACTGGCGATGATGCTGACGTTGCCATTGGCATCCCAGGTCACAACGTCAGTCAGATTGGCGAAGCCCATCGCCAGCAACTCGGCGGCAATGGCATCCTTGCTCTGCTCGAGCACCGCCGATCGACCTTTAAGCCGGCGCTCGAGCTCGCGGATCCCGCCGAAACGCTTTACCGGATTAGGACTGCCGGCGTCATCAGCCATCACCCTCACCCATCAGAACGGGATATCGTCATCGAGACCACCGCCTGTATTCGGCCCCTGCTGGGCAGGATCAGGATTGTCACTGAGAGGGCGGCGTACACCCTCTCGCTGACTGCCCTGCTGCCTCTGACTGCCGCCGCCCTGCCGATCCTTATCGTAGGGCTCCATCGCAACCACTCGCACCTCGAGCTCCCCATTGTCGTTCAATGCCGGCAAGGGCAGCGCCTCAAAGCTCAGATTGAACCCCTCGCCACTCTGCCAGGGGAACATCACGCCAACCCGCGTCCAATACGTCTTCCCGTCCTTCCCAGATCGGGCTGTCTTCAGCTCAAAATAATTTGCCATCAGCTTGCTTTCCTTCCGTTTTCAGTTCCACGGCCAGGGCAATATACCCTGCCGCATCCATGTAGTGATCAACATGATCACTGTCTCCCGTCGTGATCCGGCACAGCTTCATGTGCGCCAGCATCAAACAGACCTGCCAGGGCTCAATCTCCACCCCAGCAACCCCCGACCAGGCCGCAGCTATCGGTACAAAAGACTGCGTGGCATCACCATGGGTCTCGTGGCGAGGGCCTACAACCGCCTCCATAGCCGCTATAAGGCAATCTCCGCGCTGCATCACAACCTCTCCCTCGTTGCCAACATCTGCCGGAAAAGTGAGAAATATTTTTGTGAGGACCCCCAGAGCGTGGCGGGGAGGCACCCCCCCCAAAGCGACTTTTTTAATTGTGCGTGACGCGCGATGGCCAACCGCTGGAGCCGTGGATCTTGCGGCGCGGCGCCGGCGCAGCACTGGGGGGGTGTCAAGCGAGCGAACGTCCGTATGCTCACTTGACGATGCCACTGTCGCCGAGGTGGTGCGGTGCGTCACGGCCAGTCTGGCGCCGAGCTGCGAGCATGCCGGCGACTTTGGCTGCTATCGTCTCAGGGTCAATCCCGGTGTCGAGTAGAGCTCGAGCTGCGGCCACGGCTCGGTCGTTCACCAGCCGCATTTGGCCGTGTGATTTCCTGGCTGCCTCGGCATACGCTCTCGCCACCATGAGCGCCTCAACTAGCTGCTTCTCCTCATCTGGTCCACTCTGGTTACTCTCGCCTGGCTGAAGCGCCTCGAGCGAGCTCTCTGTGGATTCTGGACTATCTTCAACGACCAGGTCATCGCTCTCGCTGTTCATGACATCGATGAGCTTGTCAGTCTGCATCTCCTCATCGTGGATGATCCGGTAGACGTTTCCCATGACGCGGCGCCATTTGGGATGAGACCTGTGCCGGCTGATCACCTCGAGATGCTTCCGCTTTTTGAGCTTGACCATTGCTTTGTCGATCGAGCCTTGGCTGCACTTGAGCCTGGCCTTGATAGTGGATTGATTGGGCCAGGCGAAGCCTTGATTGTTGGCGAAGCATGCGATGCAAGCGAGGATCCTGATATCGGCATGAGAGAGCGATTGATCGAGGATGGCTTTGGTTGGCACTCGAGCGAACCATGATGGCATGTTGTCGTTTCCGCCGAAGTCCTTTTGCTTTGTCATTTGAGTGCTCCCTGGATGAGGCCCTGAACTGAGCTCCTGGGCTTGAGCTTGGCGATCCTCCGATCGAGCTCTACCAGGATGAGACGCCTCCTCCTGGTGAGATAGTCTAGCTGCGTCTTCATCTCCTCCCAGGTCGGGAACCAGTGGTTGGCGGTGAGATTGTCAAGAGCCTCCTCGACGGCATCGGCTGGGTACTCGCTGAGCTTTTCGGAGTACGCAGCGACCATGAATGCGAGATCGAGATCGGCCTTGGATTGCCGCGCGGTGAGGGCGTCGAGCTTTGCTATGCCTCGTTGGATTTGCATTTTGGTTGGCGCTTGCTGCTGGTCCATGATTTGTGACCTAGCGAGCTCGAGGTCTTCGATCGGTGCCTCGGGTGAGATCGAGTAGCCAATGACATCGAAGTCACCGTTGGTCTTCTCCTCGAGCGTTGACGATATTGATGGCGGCAAGGATGCTATTGCCGCCTTTTCCAGCGAGCTGCTGACCGCTGTCGCCTGGTTGAATTTTACTATTTTCGTCATTCCATCTCTCCTGGTTGAGCCAGGTCGCTGGCAACAGGACATACCTTGTCTCTCTGCCGGCGACGTGATTTGCATATCGAATTATGCCCTTGGTGAGCTGCTCAAGCGGCGACTTCTTGAGCGCCTTCGCGAAGCTCTCGCGAGCCGTCTTCTTCTGGTCCTTCCGAGGCACCAGTTTCCACCAGGTCTCGAATTGGCCGTCGAGCTGCTTTCCGACATTATTCTTAACTACCTTTAATTTCCTTTCACTCTCTTTAGAGTGTCCTGTGGGACACCTCTCCGGTGTCCTGGAGGACACCTCTCCAGTGTCCTGGAGGACACTGCTCGTGATGGGAACGGGATCTGGCTCGACTGGTCCAGGAGTGACGCCTGGGACACCACACTTCAGGATCCGATATGTGTTTCCCTGATGACCTGATCCTCTCTTTATGATCTCGAGCTCGCCGAGCTTGATCAGGCGATCGACGCACTTGATCGCTGACCGTCGATTGATGTTCGCCATCTCGGCGATGAGCCTGTATGTGGTCCATGCGATCGCACCATCTCTCGAGTATTTCGCCAGCAAGATCATCACCAGGCGATCGGTGCTGCGAGCCCTGGAGTTCTTCCAGACCAGTTCCTGCATCTTGGCGCTCATCCGAGCTAGGTCTTCCTTATTTGATATTCGATCTCAGCTCGCCGGACACACTCAAGACAAATGTCTTCGCCGCCGACCTTGCTCTCTACAATCTCGTCTTCATACCTGATGACCCCTTGATTAGACCTGAAGGCTCGAGGGATGGCCCGATCGATGATCTTGACCGGTCGAAATATGACATGCGTGTCGCTGCACGTCTTACAGATGTACATGATTGCATTTCCCCCAGTGGGCGATCAGCAGGGCCTCGGCGCGATGGTTCTCTTTGATGAGGCGCCACTGGTCAGCCTCCTCAGGGAAGAGCTCGGTCGCCACGCGGAGGCTCTCCTTCTTGCGCCAGGTGGTCTTCTTGCTTGAGTTGAGACCTTTCGGCGGCGATTGGAGGCCCAGGTCTCTCTTCCACTTGGCCGGCGCCACTTTGTAGATCGGCACGGCGCATGCCTCGAGGACGCCAATGATGGTGCCGTAGGCCTGGCCATATCTAAATACCGAGACCACGCCCTGACCTGGGAAGGACTGAGCTGCCTCCAAGACCGCGACGGTCGGCTGCATCTGCACGATGAGCCGCGCCAGGCTGTTACCATCCAGGATCTCCGCCTGGCCGTCATCTCGGATCACCGGCAGGGCGGCGGTGATGTTGCCATTGGGCATCATGAAGGAGATGCCGCCGGTGGATGCACCGGGATCGATGCCGCAGAAAACTGTCACGCGTCGGTCCCGGCAGCTTCAATGAGCCGTGAGATTCGCGCATCCTGATAGACTTTTCCACCCTTGTCCTCGAGCCAGGCCCACATCGCCTCTTCGACCATCGAGGTCATCGTTCTGCTCTCGACAGCGCCGCGCAGCTTCAATGCGGTGAGCAGCTCGGGGCTGAGATACATGGTAGTGCGGTGCTTTGACATCGTGACCTCAATCTACTTCGTGATTTATTTTCTCAAACGTCATTGACATATTAAACGCATTCCTTTATGTCTCCCAGGGAGACATACGCAGGACAGGGCCAAGACGGCCAGCGAATATGGATAGGAAAAGACAGATGATCGATACACAGACCACCATCGAGAACGCAGCCAAGATCCAGGCCGAGATCGACGCCGGCGCGCTCTTCATCGTCAATCACTCTGGCGGCAAAGACAGCCAGGCCATGTACTCAGTGATCACCTCGATGGTGCCGGCAGACCAGATTGTCGTTGTCCACGCCGACCTGATGGACGCCGACTGGGCCGACCTCAAGACGCATAT